GCGGCCGGCCGTCGCGGCGGGCAGGTCGAACCGATGCGCGCGGACGGTGGTCGTGTCCCCGCGGATCGCGAGCGCCAGGCCTCCCGGATCGATGCCGGCGTCGTAGTTACTGGTCGGGGCCGAGAACGAGGCCCCCTCGCCGCCCGGCTGCTCGTTGCCATCGATCCACCAGCGACGCGGGATCGGGGCAGGAGACGGCGTCTCCGGCGGCGTCCAGGTCGTCGCGGTCTGCTCTGTGGCCAGCGCGAATTTGGCGGCCCAATGGAACAGCGTGTCGTGGCCGAAGATCCACCAGCCGCTCGAGATGCGAAACGAGGCGACGTCGGTGCGGTACGCGTTCGACGTCGTGAACCAGGGCGACGTCATGTAGCCAGCCGGCGCGGTCGTGGCATCCGGGATCGCGCCGCCGACGGTCACGACAGGCAGGGTGTAGGTCGATCCGAATTCGATCGCGGCGCCGCCAGGTGGCGGGCCGGCAGCGTAGGGCGCGCGGTGGACCCGGTAGTCCCCGGTCCCGACCCGCAGCAGCTCTCCGGGCCCCGTGCCCGCGGCGAGCTGCGCGTTGTACTGCGCGACCAGCGCAGCGTCCCGCAGGTAGATCGTGTACTCGAGTACTTGAGTCTTGGCCACGCGCCCTCCTGAAACCTACAGACCTTCTTCGCCGCCGCCGCCCCCGCGAGCCGCGAGGATTTCGTCGTGCTGCCGGTTGATCTCGTCCTGCGAGCCGCTCACCTTGTCCGGCGTGTTGGGATCGACCTTCTCCATCCAGCGGGCCGAGAAGTCCTGCTCGCCGTTGATGGTGAACACGTCGCCAGGCCGTCGACGGCCGTAGTCGTAGTAGCCGGTTTCGATCGCGCGGACCTTGATCGGCTTGGGCTTCGGCTTGGGCTTGCTGCGCGCGGGTGCGGGGTTGCCTTTGGTGTTCTCGGGACCTGGCATGTGTGTGTGCTCCTCCGCAACTTTAGGCGTACGCACGAGCGCCCGAGAGGCGTGCGGTAGCCCCTCGAGCGTTCGGGTGGTCGGTCAGCGTTAGCTGATCGTGTAGGCCTTCGCGTAGGTCTGCGGCTTGGCCAGCGACGCCATGTTCGCGGGCTGCAGCTCCGCGGTCACGGTGACCGTCGGCGTGGTGCCGGCGAGCGTGTACTGCATGCCGATGTACTGCTTGGTGATGCGACCCTCCGGGATCGGCAGCACGAACGACGCGCCCGCCGTCAGCGCACTGGCCAGGATGGCCCACTGCGCCAGGATGTCCGGCGTGCTCAGGTTCGCGTTGGCCGACTGCACGAACTGGAAGGTGTAGGTTTCGTCGCCCGTGGTGAAGTCCGCGGCCACGTCGACGGTGAGCATGATCGCCATCTCGGCGCCGACGGCGATGTCGCGCTTCGGCGTGACGTTGCCCAGGTCGATCGTGTTGGTCGAGAACGCCGTGGCGGTGAGCGCCTGGGCGTCCGACAGGAGAAGCAAAGCGTCCAGAATCATGAGGTGTCTCCTCGAAACGAAGTGAAGTGAAGAAGGCCGACGAACGCGGACGCCGGCCACAAGGCGCGAATCAGCTGCGATTAGCTGACGGTTGCCTCCGTCTCGAGGATGGCGTCAACCACGCGCACCGGGATGCCCCGGAACTGTGCTTTCCGCTCACCATCGACGTTACTGAACATCAGGCCGCCGCCGTCCTTCACGTCCTGCCGCGACTGGATGTCGAGGAACTCCATGACGGTGCGGTTGGCGTAGAACACGGGCACGCCCATGCCCATCGCGGGAATGCGGTGCACCGCCTTCGCCATCAGCAGCGCGAGCCGCGTCGCCGCGGTCGTGGCCTGGGTGCCGCTCGAGGCAACCAGGTCGCTCACGTCGATGTTGGCGACGCGCACGACATAGCGCCAATCCTTCAGCGCGATCCCGGCCTTCCACTGGAACCGCTCCTGGTAGGCGCGCATGCGGTTGCCGCCGATGCCGGCGGTGACTTCGACGGTGACCTCGCCGAAGTCCTCGTGCAGCAGACCCGCCTTCGATCCCTTCGGGAAGATGCCGGTGATCGTGTTCTCGCCCCACACCACGAGCCACACGCTCGTGTTGTCGGAGCCCGCACCGGCGGCGCTGATGACGTTCGCCGAGTTGCCGGCGCCGCTGAGTGCCGAGTAGCGCGCGGCCAGGCCGGTGAACTCCTCGGGTGCCAGGCCGGCGTTACCGTAGATCAGGGTCTGCGCCATTTCCTGGTTCATCGCCTCGAGGAACGCGCGCGCTTCCGACAGCCGGAACGCGGCGACGTCGCCGTTGAGCAGCGCCAGGTCCTTGTCGACCTCGGACCAGGCCTCGAGCATGCCGCACTGCTCGTCGATCTGCGCCGTGGTGCTCTTGCTAGGCGCGACGCCCTGGTTCAGCAAACGCCAGGCGACCACCGGCAGGCCGGTGCGCACCGTGGTGCGGTGTCCGGTCGGCAGGTTGCCTTCGATCCACCGCATGTCGGTGAGGATCTCGTTGGTCTGCGAGAGCAGCTCGACGATCGTCGGGACCTTGCCTTGCGGGTCCTGCCGCTTGGCCCAATCGGCCAGCGTGAGAGCACCCGTTGAGAGAGTTGCCATTGTTCGACTCCGTTACGTGACGCGACGAGGCCTACTTGATCGGCGCACCGCCGTACAACACTTCCGCGGCGCTCTTCGGAGCTTCCGACGGTGGTTGCAGACGCTGGCCAATCCCGCGGTCCTCGCCCATCGCTTTGCCGATCCGGGAGAGCAGCACCACCAACGGCGCGTAGTTCCCGTATCCGCTCTTGTTCATGACCAGGCGGAGCTCCTTGCCCTCGGGACTGTCCGCGGGAAGGAACGCATCGAGCGCGCGGGTCACGTTGACCTGCGCGGCCTCGAGGTTGGTGCCGCCAACTTCGGGGTGTGCGTTAAGCGTCGAGAGGAACCGTGAGCTCTGCGCGACCTGCTGGTCGTGCATCTCGGTGAGCGCCGCCTGCGCTTGCTCGTTCGTCCACTTCCGCTCCTTCGCGATCGCGGTGATCGCGTCGAGGTCGGTCTGGTCGAGCGTCCCTCCCTGGGGCAACGTGAGCTCGTACTTGTCCGGCACCACCGGGGCGGGTGGTTCGGCCGACACGGGCGGCGTTGCGGGCGGTCCCGGAGGCGCTTGCCCCGACGGCGGTGTGCCTGGCGGAGTCGCTCCTACGGGTGGAGTTACGGGCGGCGTCGCCGGCGGTGTGGCCGGTGGCGTCGCGGGTGGGGTGGCGGGCGGTGTCGCCGGCGGCGGCGTGCCGGGTGCCGGGTCACCGCTGAAGAAAGGTCCTTGGGGTGTGGTGTGCTTCATGGCCATCGTCCTCGGTAGTGAGAGCTGCGGATCAGCCCTCGAGCTGCTCCTGCTCCTCCTGGATGTCGTCGACGGCGTGCGCCTGGGCGGTGCGCCGTTCGCGCTCCGCTCGAGCCACCGCTTCCGTCTGCATCTGGCGGAACAGGTCGGGATGCGCACCGGCGTCGGCCATCAGCCGCAAGCCGACACGACGCTGGCCGAGCAGCTCGCGCACCGTCTCATTGGTGCCGGCGATCTCCTCGAACACACCGCACTCGCCAATGAGCTCCCACAGGAACTCACGGCCCTCGTAGGTCTTGAGCTGCTGGCGCATGCGCGCCTGGCGCCGGGCGTGGCGGTCCTTGACCTCACGCTTCGCGCGGGCCGCCTGCTTCGGGCTCGAGGCATTGCGCACCAGCGGCGGATTCGGCGCCCCGCTCACGCGCCGACTCCGTCAAGCACCGCCTGCAGCGCGGTCTGCCGGCCGTCGAGCGGCGTGTTGCCGAGCGCGTGCGCGGCTTGCCCCATCTTCTGGAGCTGCTCCGCCTGGGCGGCCTGCTGCGCCTGCTGCGCGGCCGCGGCCATCAACGCGTCGGCCTCCTCGTCGGTGCGCACCAACTTCGGCGGCACGCCCAGGGCGTCGGCGTAGGCGTCCACGACCTCGCGCTCGTTCACCTTGAACGTCACGTGCGGGAACGTCTGCGTCATCTGCTGCACCGAGCCGACGAAGCGATCGAGGCCGACGACGCCGACCAGCTTCTGCGCTTGCGCGAGGATCGACGTGTATTCGACCTTGAGCGTGATGCCCTGGAGCTCCTCGGGCGGCTGCGGGATCGCGCCCACGCGCAGCATCATCGCGAACACGCGGTCGACCATCGGGTCGAGCAGCTCGTCGTTGGTGCGCTCGAGCACCGGGCCGAGCGCAATCAGCTTCTCTTCCTGGCGGGCCCGCACTTCCTCCGCAGTGATCGGCTGCACTTGCTCCGACTGCGCGAGCATCAGGAACAGGTCGGCGAAGTACGCCTCGCGCACCCGCGCCCGCGTCTCGACCAGGTCCTGCAGCAGATGCTGGAGGCCCTCGAGGCGGATCTCGTGAATCGGCCGCAGCCCCTTCATGCCGTCGCGCTCGTCCTCGTAGGTGATGCGCCCGGGGATCGTCGAGACTTCCTGGTTGCGCAAGCCGGATGGCCCGACGAGCGGCGGGTTGACTGCCTTCTCGATCGCCTGCGCCTTGCGGCGCTGCATCAGCATCAGCTGCTTGACGTCGCCGAGCGCCACGATCCCGGGCGACTCGGTGCCGTAGGTGTCCTCGCCGGTCACATCCCACCGCGGCACCATGACCGGGAATTCGTTGAAGCCGCTCTCGCGCAGGAAGGCCTCGGCTGCGAAGTCGTTGTCCTGGGCCCCGAGCTCGTAGTAGCAGCTCTGGTACGGCATGCGGTACTTCGCCTGCAGCCGGGTCTTGTCGTACTCCGCGTTCGGGCTCACATACCAGACGACGTCGAACCGCGCGTCGTACCGGCTTTGGTCCCACGCGTCGAGCACGGCATTCGAGAACCGCGTGCGATCGAGCGCGCGCGGCGAGCCTGGCACCCGGCCGAACTTCTCAATCAGCTGCCGGCACGTCATCGAGTACTTGCGGCTGAACACCGCCGGCAGACCGCGCTCGTCGAGAGAGACGACGTAGGAGCCGATCGGGTACGAGTAGGCCCGCATCAGGTCCTGGTCGTCCTCGAGGATGCCGACGGCCGCGGTCCCAAACAGGCCCATGTCGCCGTAGACCATCGGCAGCGCGTTGTACAGGTTCGAGCGCAGGAACACCTCGAGCATCCGGCGCGTGACCTCGTGGCACCAGGCCTTCACCGCCGGCATCTCGTTCAGCGTCTGGTCGCCGACCGAGAGCTTCATCCAGGGCCGCGCCGGCGACGTCAGGCCGGCGTGCATGCCCGACTGCAGCGTGCGCTGCGAGACGACCGGGGTTGAGTCGAGGATGTTCGACATCCGCTTCCCGCCCTGGTTGACGTCGGACGTGTCGCGCCGAATGCGCCGCGGCCGCGTGTAGTCGGCGAGCTCCTGCCAATGGCTGATGAACGTCGACATTTCCGTCTCGAGCGCCGAGCGGGTCGCCTCGCACCGTTGACGCTTGGTCAGGCCGTCTTTGCTCGCGCTCTGGTCACTCGCGCCGATCGCCATCAGTAGCCACCTTTCGCAGCCTTGCGAGCCCGATCACCCGCCGCAGCCGCCGCGGCATACACCGACGACTGACGCTGCGGCGTGGCGATCGGTGGGGCAATCGCGGACGACTGTCGCGGGATGGCGCCGCCTCCAGCCGCTGCTCGCGCGATCGCCTCCTGCTGAAACGACATGAAGAACCCCCGCGGCCGGTTGCCGGCGGTCGCCGCGTCGGGCGGCACTCGGTTCGGCGAGCTGCTCGCCGGCACCACGATCGGACTCTTGGCACCCATCGGTTAGAGCCTCTTTTGGAACGTCGTCTCGAGCTGCGTGTAGCCGCGACGGCGGTACATGTCCGCGACGCCAGGCGTGGAGCCTGGCTCGATCATCTGCACGAACACGGCGCCCTGGCCTCGAGCCCAGTCCTCGGCGCCGTTCCACAGCAGCACGCCGGCCCGCGTGCCGCGATACTCGTCGTCGACCCACCAGGCCGCCTCGGTCGCGACCGCCTGGCCGGTCAGCGGCGCGATCGTCATCGCCATGCCGAGCATCCCGATCACCTGGTCCCCGTCGACGGCGACCAGGAGCAGCTGCGACGTGCGCAGCCAGGTCACCACGAAGGCCAGGTGCTCGCGCGACAGGTCGATGTGATCGCGGTAGGGGCCGACCTCGAGGAAGCGTTCCGCCATGCGGAACACGTCGACGTCATCCTCCTCCCGCGCCGGGCGAACCTTGATCACTTGGCGATCCGGACGTTGGCTGCGCTACTTGGAGCGACGACGAGTTCGAAAGGGAGCGGCGGGACTGGCGCCTTCGAGCTCTCAGCGAAGGAGCCCGTCGACGTCTGAATGCCGGCGGTGATCGACACGGTGTGCTTGCCGGTCTGGAGCGGCGGCAGCTGCGCGTTGCAGACGAACGGCGACGCCGTGCCGGTGCAGGTCGCGGTCATGATCACGCCGGCCGACGCATCGACGTACGCCTGGTAGCGATACGACTGCGCGGTCGCCAGGTCCGGCGCCGCCTGGTCCCAATAGAGCTTGTCGGTGCCGGCCGCGGTCTGCGCGTGCGCGGGAGCAGCTACCAGCAGCACCGCGAGTGCCGCCACGATCGAAAAGAACTTCATCACGCCTCCTGGCGCGCACGCTGGCGCGCTCGTTTCGCCGCTTTCTTTGCGGCCTTGCCCTTGACCCTGGGGAGCTGCCGGCGCAACGTCATGCTGTGAATGCGGCCATGGCCCACCCGGCCCTCCACGATCACGGCGCTGTCGCGCAGCTCCTCGACGACGTACGGCACGCCCTGGTGATCGGTGATCACCGAGCCCCGCTTCACTTCCTGGCGCTCGCCGTTGGCGTTGACCACCGGCACCATCGGGCCGAGCGGCTGCGCGCCGCCCTCGACCACGAGCTCGAAGGGCTTCATCAGTTCACGCTCCGGAACGGGTCCCAATCGCCGTTGTTGTTTTCGGCCGCCCGCAGCTGCTTGATCCGGTCGATCACCGCGCCCGGCATATCGGGCAACGCGAACGTGAGCGCCAGGGCGTCCGCCAGGTCAGGCGAGCGGCCCAGGCGCTTCTTCACCAGCTCTTTGTCCTCGAGCATCAGCAGGCCTTTGTTGCTGAACGTGTAGGTCGGCGTGGCCAGCTCGCCTTTGAGCTCGCCCAGGTTCGGCAGGTTCATGCCGCCCTTCACCGCCGTGGCCATGCGGAACCACATCTCCGCGCGCCGGTTCGCGTAGCGCGGGTTGATGGCTTTGTCGTGGAACACCACCGCGTGCGGTGTCGTGCCCGCCGAAATCAGGTTGTCGATCACGCCGTGGCCCCAATGGCCCGTGTCGTCAATCAGCTCGAGCTCTGAGCCCCATCGGAGCTTCGCCTCGAGCGCGCGCGCGGCGATGTCGGTCGTGCGCTGATGGCGCAGCACGATCGGGTTGCTGCGCACGATCGTGTTGAGCCCCTGCCGGCCGAAGATGACCGTGCGATCGTCACCGAACCGCGCGACGTCGATGCCGAGCCGCTTCTGCATGTGCTCGTACTCGTTCGCGTGGATCTGCCGCTCCATGGCGGCAATGACGTCCTCGATCGAGAGCAGCGTGTTGATCGACGCCGGCGGGAACTGACCCAGGATGTAGGCCATGACCCACGGGTTGTCGCGGCCGTACGCTTCGATCTGCTCGCGCGCCCACTCGGCCGGCGACTGCTGACCAGGCAACGTGAACTGCAGGCGGGGCGAGTTGACCCAGGCCTTCGGATCGTCGGGGTCACCCGTGACGCGGATGATGTGCCACAGGTGCGCGCGGTGCACCGCGGCCTCGTAGAGCATCCCCTCGTAGCTGATCGGGTTGCCACCCTGGAGGATGCAGCCGAAGTGCGTGTTGGGGAGCGCCTGCTCGCCGGCGCGCATGATGGTGCCCGGGATCGCGCCGCTCTCGTCGACCAGCACCAGGACGTTCTTGCCGTGCAGCCCGGAGAACGTGCGGCCCTGCTCGTCGGCGCTGCCGCTCTTCGGCCAGGACCTGGCGGCCAGGAACCACGTGGCCTCGTTGTACCGCTGGAAGATGCGCTGCGACGTCCAGGTGAATTGGTCCTTCAGGTACGGCGAGCGCGCCTGCCACTTCGCAAACTCCGACCACAGGTTGTCGCGCAGGTTGTCGCCGGTGATCGACGTGGCCAGGCCTTTCGGGTGCTCGAACCCGCCGCCGTCGAGGCTGACCTGCGTTCCCAGGAACCACCAGCCGCACCAGGCCTCGCCGCACGTCTTGCCCGGGCCCGCGCACGCCTGGAGGCTGATGCGCTGCTTGGTCGGGTCGGCAAACGCGATGAGCAGCTCCTCCTGCCAGGCGTCCGGCGTCGCCCCGAAGTTGTCCTCGACGAACCGGCAGGCCCCGTAGGGGAGCTCGCGCCAGTAGGCCATCTTGGCGGCCGCTGCCTTTTCGTCAGCGGTGGCCATGGTGAGCAGCGCGATCAGCGTGACCAGGACGGCCGTCAATCGTCATCGTCTCCGTCGTCGGGCGGAAGCGTGCCGGTGATTAGGTTCTCGAGCTTGAGGGTCCCGGAGTGTTTGTGGTCGACGTGTTGGGCGGGCCGGCCGGCCCAGTACTGGAGCAGGATGCGCAGCTCTGAGTCGGCGACGCTGCCGCGGATGATGCCGTCGACCAGGCGCTCCTCGAGCGAGAGCTGGACCTCGGTGACCCCGCCCTGGCGGTCGATGGTCTTGGCGGTACGTGTCTCACTGAACGCGCGCTGAAAGACGCGATCCAGGAACTTCTTGAGCTCTCGAGTGGCTTTGTTCGGGGTGCCGGCCCGGCGGCCGCCGCTGCGTGAACCGTCTGCGTGAGGCAATCGCCCTCGACGATCACGCAGCTCGAGCGAATTAGGGGGGGCACTAATGCCCCCCTGTTACTTCCCGGTGAAGCCGCGGTTCACGGCGCGCACGAACACGACGACCGCGCCGATCGCCCCGAGCGGCAGGCTAATCGCCAGGCACAACACGTCGACGCCGGCGGTCACACACTCCTGCCACGTGGCCGAATCCATGGCCGTCGAGACGAGGTTCGAGAGACGAATCACCGCAGGGAAACCACCGGGACCGTGGGCGTGGATTATTCGCGGCTGAAGCGAATGTTGAACGGGTCCGCGGGTGGCTCGTGGTCGATCACCGTGTCGACCAGGCTGACCTGGATGGCGGCCTTCGGGCCCTCCTCGCTCTGACGGATCGCCCACACCTGGAGCAGATGCCGCTGGTAGTCGTAGAGCGCGATGTCCCACCGGCAGACGCGCGTCCCCTCGCTGTCGCAGCTCGAGGTGGTCGGCACCGCTTGCACGGGACCGTTGTCGATCTGCAGGCGGTAGGCCTCGGCGCCCTCCTCCGCCGGGATCATGTCCCAGGTGATGTGCAGGATCGACGGCAGCGGCGGCAGGTTCGTCGCGCTCGCGACGACGGTGAAGTGTGCGGTCGGGGACCAGGGCCCATAGTCCGGCCCGGCCTTGCCGATCACCGCCCACGTCGCCTCGCCGTCGACGAGCGGCGCCGGCACGCGATACGAGCACAGCGCCGCGGTGCAGCCCCACTCCTCCGCCGACTGCTCGAGGCCGACGACGTTCTGCGTCTTGGCGTCACTGACGGCCAGGTAGTAGCGATCGTCGCCGGCCACGGGTATCCAGGTCATCGTCGGCTGCGGGCCGACCGACGTGTTCACCGGGGACACCTGGGTCGGGTAGGTCGTGCCCCGCGGCGCCGGTGCGGACCTCGAGGCCGGCGCCTGCGTGACCGGCGCGCAGCTCGCGACCAGGAGCGCCAGGAGCAGCGTGGCTCTCATGACTCGTGGGTGATGAAGCCAGGGATCGCCTGGAGCTGCTCGAGCGGCAGGTCGTTCGATTTGAACGCGAGCCCGCGCTCCTCGCCCTGCGCGTACTCAGCGAGCTCGAGCTGAACGACGCCAGGGTCGCGCACGACAGGGCTCTCGGGCAGCGGCCGCCACTCCAGGACGATCGGCAGCTTGAAACTCACGAGCACGCCAGGCTCACGCCGAGCGCCGAACGGGAGCGGCACCCATCCCAGGAGCCTGCCCGGGTCGCAGCAACACCGCACCTGAACGTAGTTGCCCATTACGAAGGCATCAATCGGGACCGCGGGCGACAGCAGCATCTGAATCGATCCGAATATGTATTCAGGGATGAAACGCACGCGCGGCCGCCTCACTTCGATTCAGGCTGTGAAGCACCGACTCGACCCCTGCGCCACCGCGCGTGCCGTCAGCGACCAGGAACACCCTGGCCTTCTGCTGACCTCGTGGCCAGGCGCTCCGCGCGACGCTCGCTGAAGGCCTGGCGAACCTGGCGCACCAGGCGCTCGACGTCGAGCGACTCCGGTGTGACCGACTCCTCGAGAAACGTGCGGGCCCACATGACCGTCTCGGTTGCCCGCAGCACGGCCAGTTGCCCAGGGGTTCTACCCACGCGCGAACCCGACCTGCAGCATCAGCGCGATGATCGTCAGCAGCACCGCGGGCCACAGCGGGACGCCGGGCTTCACGGCGCCGACGATCGTGATGATGAACGCACAGACGAGGATCAACCCGACGACGCTGATGACCATGCAGCCTCCTACGGATGCCAGTTACGGTGAACGCCGGCGGCCGACGCACCGGAACCCGGCGCGCGCCTGGCGGGGAACGCTTGGTCCTCGACGGTGAGCGTCGCCTTGCACAGCAGGCAGACGTTGTCGCCGTCGACGAGCGGCGTGAGGTAGCGATGGTCGCAGGGTTGACCCGACAGCCGGCGCAGATGCCGCTCCATCGGTTCGCACGCCCACCCGTTGCAGACGTCGTGCGGCCAGGGCCTCGAGCACGGACGCGCGGCGAGTGTGGGCTGACGGCGCACGTGAATCACCCATCGCCACAACCGCAGCTCGCCGAACTCTCGATCGAGGATGACGATGCGCCTGGCGAGCAGCTCGATCCACGCGAGCCACGCGAGGTACGCGACGCTCACGATCGCGATGAGCAGCAGCAGGACGACGACAACGACGACCGTCGTCACAGCGACGCTCGCACCGCCGCGTCCTTGCCCTCGAGCAGCTTGCGCAGGGCGACGGTGCGTTCCGGGTTGCGCGACACCAGGCCGACCGTCTTGGCGGCCGCGACCGCGTAGATCGCCGACACGACCTGCAGCTTCGCCGGCAGATGCGTGAACCGGAAGAACTCGAGCAGCTGCTCGCCGGTGGCGCTGATGGCGCCCTCGAGCAGCTCCGCGTCCTTCGTGAGCTGGCCGTTGATGGTGTCGAGTTGCTCTGGCGTCAGTTGCGTCGGTGTCGTCACATCACCCTGCCTTGGTCCGGCGTCCAGATCAGGCTCTGGTCGCCAGGCTCCTGCGTCTTGCCCTCGAGAAACGCGACCAGGAGCGGCAGCAGTTCCGCCTGCTCCTCCCGCGGACACAACCGCAGCACCGTGCGGCAGCACCGGGCCAGCGCAATCGCCACGATCCCCGGCCTGGTCGACTGTCGCCACGGCAGCACCCACTGCACGAAGGCCCCCTCGAACCGTTTCATCTCCCGCACGTCCTCGTGCGTGGGTTCCTCGCTCATTCGACACCTCGCTATGCCCCAGGCTCGCCAGGGTCAATCCCTGGAGCTCGAGCTCGCGGGCGAACAATGGCCAATCGGTGCCCTCGACCGTCGGCCAGGTCTTGCCGCACTCCCCACACTCGCGCCGGCGCCGGTACAGGTCCTGGCTGACCGCGCCCTTCGACTTGTAGACCGACGACGTCGACGAGCCGCACCACGGGCAGCTGCACTTCGGTTGGTCGGACACCCGACGACGGGTCTGCCGGCGTTCCGACATGCCGGCCGGGGGACCAATATCGAGCTGGCGACGCTCCGGGCCCTGGTAGGCGTCAGAGCTGCGCCGGTCCTGGGTGACCAGGTGGTCGCGGGACCCACCGTTCGCGTCCCCTGGCGCCACCTGGCGAGCCGGTGACCCGTTTCCGGGCCTGTCGGTGCTGGCCATCTACTTCCGTCTACTTTTGATGAGTCGCGGTCGGTCTGGTGGGTGGTCATCGTCGTTGCGACGCTGGCGCGCTAACTCCTCCCGAGCCGCACGGGCCGGGTCGTAACCGTCTGCACGGGCTCGAGATTCGAGGAATTCGAGCAGTTGCCCCCACACCCGCTTGTCGTCGCGCGTGTAGGGTTCGGCGGCCTTGTGCCGGCCCCACTGGCGGTGCGCGGCCGCGAAGCACGACCGCCAGTCGTCGATTGGCGTGATCGCTCCGGGTCCCGCCGCCATGTCGAAGGTGTGGCGATTATGCGCCCGTCGCGCTCAAACACCGCCAGCCACCCCGGTTCCGGCCGACAATCGTCCGCACAAGTTGGCGACCCGGCGAGAATGCCGGCCGGCCGCGTTCCGGGAATGGCCTGGCGGTGCTGGAGATGTTACGGGCTCTGCCCCCGGATGCGTTCAGCGAGCTCGTTCTGCTGCTGCAGGGCACGTTGGGCCGCCTCGACGAACCCGCGACCGTAGCCGACGACAAACCCGATCAGAAAGCCGGCGATCAGGCCGACGCACCCGGCGATGAACATACCGAGCGCGAGGTCGTCCGCGCGCGGTGCCCCCTGCCCCCCCATGACTCACCCCGCTTGCCGCTTGCGCCAGGCTCGCGCCAGGCACTGCCCGTTGCAATAGAGCTTCTTCGACCGTGCCGACGGGACCGTGAACTCCCGCCGGCATTCATCGAATTTGCAGCGCCGATGCTCCGAGCCTGGCGCCGGTGGCCTACTTTGCCGCGCCCGCCCAAAGTAGGCCACCGTGCGCCGCCTGGTCACAGATGCGCGCCGAGCACCGCGCGCTCGAGCGCCGTCAGGTCCCACGCCGCGAGCACCACGTAGAACGGCCCGTCGACGTGACGGAGCAGCACCGGATCGACCGGCGGCACCCGCTGCCACTCGGCCTCGAACAAGATGCGATACGCCGAGAGCGGCCCCTTTGGTCGAAACCGAGCGGGCACCATCGGGACCTGCGCCTTGCCGGACACGTTGAGGATGCCGGACACGTCGTCGACCCAGGGGCACCGCATCCCGATGTTGTGGCCCATCTGGTACCCGGAGGCGCGGCCCCACTTCTTCGGCGCCACCGTGAAGTAGCACTTCAGCCCGTCGCCCTTGTTGCCCCACCAGGCGTGCACGAACGGCCAGTCCGCGCGCGCGACCGCGAGCTTCGGAAGCCGCTGCTCGTTGAGCCCGCCGGCGACGAGCGCCTGGTGGATGTCGATCACCACCTTGCCCTGCGCGATCCGGCGATAGGTGCGCATCAGCGTCTGATCGTCCGGCGTCGCGCGACGCTCGAGCACCAGGCGCTTGTAGTCCTCGTAGTTCCTCCGGGCTTCACCCCAGGGAATGTTGCTGACCGTTGCGGCCTCGAGGTTCATGGTTCATCCGGCGTGTCGACCGCCGACTCCTGCTGGCGGTAGTAGTCGCCGCTGGCCGGGCCCGCCTCAGCTCTGGCCAGGTTGGTCCGTTCGTCGCCGCCTGGGTGCTGGCCATCGAGCGCCGTCACACGCTCGACCAGATGGGCGACCTGGTGCGTGAGCTCGTTGAACCGACGCGAGAACCCGCGGTGCGCGCGCACGAGGCCCTCGATCGCCTCACTGAGCTCACGCAGGTCCCGCTGCGCCTTCGTCTCCTTCATCCGCGCCATCTGCTTCGCCCGCCCGGGCAGCGTCGCCGCCCGCGTCTCGATCGGCTTGCTCACTGGCCGCTTGCTCGCCGGCGCTTTCTTCTTCGGTGCCTTCGGTGCCTTCTTTGCCATACGTCACTCCCGCGGCCAGGTCAGCGTTGCTCACGAGCGCGGCCGCCACCTGGCGCGCGTGAGTCGGTGAGAACCCGAGCCAGGCCACCGGCTGACCGAATTGCATCAGCACGCGCCCGTCGCGCACGGTCACCGAAATCACCAGCGCCCCGTGCGCTGGCGTGGCCTGCGGGTCAAGGACCTGCAGCGCCGCGAGAACTTCCTGGAGCACGTCCTGTTCCCGTGCGACGACGTCGGGAACTTTCGCAAGTAGCGCCATCACACCCATGCGCGCCCGGCGCGCGATCGCCTCCTGGTCCTGCACGCTCATCGAAACAACCCTCCGGGGACTGGCAGCACCGTTTGTCCGAGCGCCCGCAGCTGCCGTTGCTTGCGCGTCATGCGCGAGAGCGCGTGGAGCACGGCGTCATAGGTCAGATGGCACCGCTGGCACCAGCACTTCAGGTTCTCGCGTTTACAGTTGGCGGGATTGTGATCCAGGTGCGCAACCGTCACGACGACGATCGAGCCCGTGGCCGGGTGCGGGTCGCCATGATGCGCGCGGCACGCCGGGTACGTGGGCGAACCCTCGCAGGTCCAGTTGGCCTCGATCTTTACGAGCTGCGCGATCTCGAACCAGTTGGGCGGGTAGAGCTTCGCTTGCTCCTGGTCAATCGGCACCGCCCTCGCCCTCC